AGTCTGTTTCTCTATGATGGATATTTCGGCTTTTCAGTGTGTCAGCTCGATGAGGAACGTGTCGATGCTGGCAGCAAAACCGAAACAGTAGGAAACACAACGTTCTTCGGGCAGATAGCCCATTTGATTGACACGTTGCATCTGAGTTATACAGAAGTGTTTGAGATTATCCCTTATCGGAATCTGCTGATGATGCAACGGGATAAATTACACGCAGTATATGGTGGTCAGAAAGTGAATAGAATCAGTGGTAAGGAATTGGCTAATCGTAGGAAAAAGAAATAGATATGGCGAAATTATATTTTAAGGTAGGTAGTGACTGGGAAGAAGTTGTAAGACTTCGTAATGAAATTGCAAAATTAAAGCAGGAGTTAATGAGCATGGATGGCACGCAGTCTCCTGCTGCTTTCAAGGCTTTGAATGCCCAACTTGCTGCATCCAACCAAAGATTGGATGAGTTGGTGACTAATGCAGCCAAAGCTGGAGCAGAGATGGATACGGGATTCAAAAGGAAAATCTTCGATGCTTCTCAGGTCGTGAATGGATTCACAGAGAAGATTCTTGCTCAAAAAGCGGTAGTTAAGGATATTGAAGCGGATGTAAAACGACTTGGGGATGCTTATCGTATAGCATTGAAAAGGAATCCGTTATCAGCAAATAGCAAGTTAGAAGAATACAATGCTGCCCGCAAAGCTCTTGATGAAGAAAAGGCGGCTTTATTTGGATTAACCCAACAACAAGCCGAAGCGCGTCTTTCCGTAAAAAAACTCCGTGATGAATATACACTTTATAAGAATGATGGGAGACAAGTAGTAGAAACTAACGAAGGTATCGCTATATCTTGGAAAAAAGCATTGGCGGTTATTGGTGGTGCTGGAGTATTAAAGGCATTAGGTTCTGAAATGATTCGTGTTCGTGGAGAATTTCAATCCATGCAGACCGCTATTGAGACTATGGTTGGAAAGGATATGGCAGGGCAACTGATTCCGCAAATCAAGGAGCTGGCTAAGATTTCTCCACTTACTATGTCAGATATGGTTGGAGCAGAAAAGATGATGCTTGGATTTAACATACAAGCAGAAGACACTATCAAATACTTGAAAGCCATTAGTGATATTTCTATGGGGGAATCCAGTAAGTTCAATTCGCTGACTTTGGCATTTTCACAGATGTCAGCAGCGGGTAAACTTATGGGGCAGGATTTGAATCAAATGATAAACGCTGGATTCAACCCGTTACAGATTATCTCCGAAAAGACCGGAAAATCTATCGCAACTTTGAAAGATGAAATGTCCAAAGGTGCTGTTTCCGCTGAAATGGTTCAACAGGCATTCATTGATGCAACTTCCGCAGGTGGTAAGTTCTATAATATGTCTGAGAATGCTTCAAAGACTATCAATGGTCAGTTGTCTATGATGCAGGATGCTTTGGATTCCGTGTTTAACGAATTGGGAACAAAGTCGGAAAGTGTTATCATGGACGGTATTCAAATGACAACTTCGTTGATTCAGAATTATGAAACAGTAGGTAGGATCTTGGCTGGATTAGTGGTTACTTATGGTACATACCGGACCGCAGTGATGCTTGTTACTGCTGCCGAAAGTAAACATACTCTTGTGGAGATTGGACTTACCAATGCCCGTTTATTGGCACGAAAGGCGCAGTTAGCTTTAAACGCTGCAATGCTTACCAATCCTTATGTAGCTTTAACTGTCGTTATCGGTGGGCTTGCTACTGCAATGTGGGCAATGTCTGATAGTGCAACTGCTGCGGCCCGTGCTCAAAAAGAATATAACGGCATTAAAGATGTAGCATTTAAAAAAGAACAGGAACACAAGCTGAAAATCGAAGAATTATTGATGGCTGCTCGTGATGAGAGTTTGGCTACTCTTACTCGGCAAAAATCATTAGAAGAACTTCGTAAAGAATACCCTAAAATTTTCGAACAATACGATATTGAAAAGCTAAAGTTGGAGGATATCTTAAAGTTGAAGCAAAAAATAAACGAAGAAGATTCAAGGCGTTCTGTTCAAGGCAGGAGAGATGATTATAATGCTCTAAAACAAACGATTGCTAACCAACGGAGATATTTGCAGCTATTTGATAATCCCGATTTACGGAAGAATATGTCTGATTCCGATAAAGAAATATGGAAAATGTTTTCTGGTAATCAGTCATACGTACAGGTGCGTGAGCAAATGGAGAAAAACTCTGAACTTTTAAAAAAGTATCAGAAAGACATGTTGGATGATAATATTTCCGCTTACAAATCCAATCTTAAAAACTATTCTAAAGAGAAGCTTGAAGCGGAATTGAAACTTGCTCAATCGTCTGCATCCAAACGCAATGGTTTTGTTGTAAACGGGATGATGGTTAAAGGTGGAGATTTAGAAAGCATTATTTCTTCAATTAATGGAGCGTTGGCTAAAAAGAAATCCCCTACTACTTATAAGCAGGATTATGAGAAAGCGAAGAAAGACTGGGATGATGCTAAGAAGAAACTTTCTGAAATAGAAAAGGATAAATCTAAGTTTACCTCAAAGCAGTATGAAGAGGCTAAGAAACGAGTAGAAACAACAGAAAAAGCCTATAAAAATTTGGGCGGTATTACCGGAAGTTCATTAACCAAACAAGATAATCAAACCGAGAAACTTCGTAAGCAGACTGATAAATATAATGCCCTCCTTGATAAGCAATCATTAGAACAGCAACGTTCTGCCGAAGATTTGCAGATGGAAGTTGATGAAGCCCGAATCAAAGCTATGGATGAAGGTTCTGCCAAGACTATTGCTGAAATGGAACTCAACTTTGAAAAGGAGATGCAGGCTATTGACCGACAAAAAAAAGATGCTTTGCGGAAGAAAGTTGAGGATGCTCGCGCTGCATGGGAAGCTAATCCGAAGAAGAAAGGCAAGTCTTTTGATGCCACCGATATAAAGCTGTCTGATGATGAGCAAAACTATTACGATGAACTATACAAGATAGCCATTATCAGTAATGAAAAAATATATAAGGATTTGGCAGAGCACTATTTGTCTTATGCCGATGAACGTCTTGCCATTGAAAAGAAATTTAATGATGATATTTCAATATTGCAGGAAGCCCGTAAGAAAGCGGAAGCCAAAGGTGATGCCAGTGAAATAGCCAAAATAGACCGAAGCGTTGAGAAGCGTACAGAAATCAAGAATGAAGATATATTCAAACTTGATGCTGAACAATTCAAGAAAAATATGAATTGGGAACAAGTCTTTGGTAATCTTGACAAGGTTTCTACTGATACTTTGAAAAAGTTGAAAGTTAACCTTAAAGACTTTATATCATCTCAAAAGGATTTATCTCCTGAAAACCTTAAAGAACTGGTAGATGCTATCGAAAGGATTGATGATAAGGTTTCAGAACGCAATCCTTTTGAAGCTATGTCTGTTTCCTTTAAATCCCTTAAAGATGCCACTGATGCTCAACGTGAAGCGCAGGAAGCGTATAACAAAACGCTCAAAGAAGGTACAGACGAAGAAAAGAAGAATGCAAAGGCTACTCTTGAAAGCGCAAAAAACAACAAACAGAAAGCGCTATCGGAAGCTACTACCATTTTACATCATGGCGTTGATGAGATAGGTCAATATGTCGATGCCGGTAATCAAGTTATCGGTATCATGGAAACGCTTGGTACAAAAACACCTGAATGGTTGGAGGGAACAATGTCCGGGTTTGGCGAGATGTTGGATGGACTTGGAAGTATAGACCTAATGAAACCAATGTCTATTGTTACTGGTGGTTTGCAAACAATAAAAGGAGCTTTGACAAGTATCACATCATTAGGTGGGGTAATTAATTGGAGTGGAAGCAATGCAAAGGAGGTACAGGATTCCATTAATCGTCTTACCGACCGTAACGAGACGCTACAGACTTCTATCGAATCATTGACAGATGAGATAAAGGCAAGCAAAGGAACGAAATCCGTAGCTGCGTATAGAAGTGCTTATGAATACCAGAAAGAGCAGAACTCCAATTATCTGAATATCGCCCGTGAACAGGCAGGTTACCATAATTCACATAAGAGCTGGCAATACTACATGAGATGGTCTGCCGAAGACTTGAAATGGATTCAACAGAACATAAACAAGAATTTTACCGGAACTTCTTCATTATGGGAGCTGACACCTGAAGAGATGGAAAAACTCCGTAGTAATGTTGATATATGGACAAAGATGCAGAATGCCGGGAAAGGTGGTTATGGTGAACGTGTAACCGATAAACTTGATGATTATATTGAGCAGGCCGGCAAACTGGAGGAGTTGACCGATAATCTTTATGAGGGTCTGACCGGAATGTCATTCGATTCCATGTATGACAGTTTTGTAAGCAGTCTGATGGACATGGAGAAGAGTGCTGAGGATGTTGCTGATGACATATCCAAATATTTCATGCAGGCAATGCTGTCAAATGCCATCGGTGAACAGTTTAGTGACAAACTGAGAACATGGTATGACAAATTCGGCGAAGCCATGAAAGATGATGGTACGCTTGATAATAATGAGCGTAAAGAGCTGATGGATGAGTACATGGGTTATGTGGATGAAGCCATGAAGTTTCGTGACGAGCTTGCCGCAGCAACCGGATATGATAAAATTTCGCAAGAATCAACATCGCAGTCAGCTTCATCCAAAGGCTTCCAGGCAATGAGTCAAGATACCGGCGAAGAGTTGAACGGGCGGTTTACAGCATTGCAGATTGCAGGAGACGAAATAAAGAATCAGAATATTATTCAATCTCAATCACTTAATCTACTGACAGTAAAAGCAGATGCTCTACTTTCCATAAATACGGAAACAAGGAATATCGCTGATGATACGCGAGATTTGATAGCACAATCTTATCTTGAATTGGTACAGATTTCAGAAAATACAGGGGCAATCGTCAAACCTATTCAACAGATGCAAAGAGATATAGCAGAGGTTAAAAAGAATACAGCAAAATTATAGTTTATGAATGAATTATTAATTAATGGCGAAAACGCTTATACAACATGGGGTGTGAGAATGGGAGAGGGGTTTCTTGATGTTATTGGGGCATCATCACCCATGAAAGAATTTATAGAAAATAAGTCCCGGTTAGAACATGGAAAACGTGTGATAATCAATAATCCTAAAGTCGATGAAAGGGAAATAACTCTTTCGTTTGCTATCGAGGGTAGTTCTCGGTCCGATTATCAATCAAAGAAAAAAGCTTTCTTCGATGAGCTTTATAAAGGCAAGGTTGATATTCAAGTCCCGGCTAATAGTAGCGAGATTTATCATCTGATTTATCTCGGCAAAAGTATCACTTACGCACAGAGTTTAGACCGAACTTTTGGAAAAATTTCAGCCAAGTTCAACGAACCGAATCCGGCAAACAGAACCTAATTCACGACATTGGTTCTATTGTCGTGTATGTGAGTGCTCAAAATTGGGCACTCTTTTTTTTATCCCCGAACTTTGAAGACATGGAACAAATCGACATCAAAGACATATCCGGTGCTATCCAGCTTACAACTCCTGTTAATGAAGGCTGCAAGCGTAAGTTCACTCTGATGAAGGAGGACTACATCACGTTAAAGTTCTCCTTGGAAAATCCTATATATTTCAAACTTGGTTCATACGTGGAGTGCGACTTCGGGCTGTTCGAGGTGTGTGACTTGCAGAAGCCCGCGTTCAACACCGATAACGCAGGCTACGATTACGAATTAAGGCTTGATGCCTATTACTGGAAATGGAAAAACAAAATCTTTAAATATACCCCCGAAGTGTCCGGGCAGGAAGCGTCCTGGAATCTGACTGCCCCGCTTGACGTACAAGCCGGTATAGTCCTTAGAAATTTGAAAGCTCTTGGTTATGCGTATAAAGGTCAGGATTTTGTTTTCTCCATTGACAGCACTGTAGAGAATAAGGCGCTACTGATGACTTATGACAACATCAACATCCTTGACGCCTGTTTTGAGATGGCGAAGAAATGGGATTGCGAATGTTGGGTGACTGAAAACATCATCCATTTCGGACGTTGTGAGTCTGGCGATGCGGTTAACTTTGAAATCGGGGTGAACGTTGTAGAGATGTCACGTTCCGATTCCCAATCGACCTACGCCACCCGAATCTATGCATTCGGCTCAACAAAGAATATCCCATCTGACTACCGCCCCGTTGATGAGACTGTAGTGCTGAACGGCGTTGTGCAAAAACGCTTAATGTTGCCCGACGGAACTCCGTACATAGACGCTTATCCTGATATGACTACCGAGGAAGCCATTGAACAAGTGGTTATCTTCGATGAAGTCTATCCCCGAAGGGTCGGCACCATGTCGGATGTCACAACTATTGAGGTGACAGACAAGGTGGAGAATGAGGACGGCACAACCACCGAGGAAAAATGGAATGCCTACCGCTTCAAGGATACCGGCATTACCTTCTCAAAGGACTATATCCTTCCCGGTGAGGAATTGAAAATCATTTTCCAATCCGGCAAGTTGAATGGTATGGAATTCGCTGTAACATTCGACCCTGACAATAAGAATGAACAACTTTGGGAAATAGTCAGAAATGAGAACTACGGCAGACCGCTTCCGGACGGAGTGCTTATTCCTGAGAATGGGGATACTTATATTCTATCCGGTTGGGACAGTACGAAAATAACCGAACTGGGACTTGTGGGTGCCGCCGAACAAGAGCTGAAAGACGAAGCGGAGAAATCTGTAGCCAAATCCAAGATAGACCCTTCTACATATAACTGTAAGATGATGTCGGATGTCGCATACAGTGAGGACGGAGTGCACAATCTCTACGGCATCGGTCAGAAGGTTAACTTAATCAATAAGGCTTATTTTGAGAACGGAAGGCAGTCAAGGGTTATCGGATACGAGTTTAATCTTGACTATCCTTATGATTCTCCGATTTATACAGTAGGGGAGACGGCAGCCTACTCGCGTATAGGGGACCTCGAAGGCAAGATAGAATCTCTTACCCTGAAAGGTCAGACTTATACAGGCGGTTGGGGCAGTGGGGTTTATCTGATTAAAAGAAATGATTCCACACCGGCTACCGACAATAATGCATTCTCGGCTTTGCGCTCGCTCACTGAGTTCATCAGTAAGAAAAAGGATGATGTCGTACAAGGGATTATCACTTTCATGAAAGGCTTGCGTATCGGCAAGTTCGTTACCGGCATGCTCGGCGGACGTGGCGCCTCCATGTGGCTTGATGAAAACGGGAAATCAATCCTTGAAATAGACAGGATTCTTGCCCGTGAAGAGCTGATTGTTCCCAAAATCACATTCAACTGCATTGATGTGATAGCCGGTGACAAAGCAAACACATTTGCCTACGGTACCATTAAGACCGTAGACAGGGAAAAACGCATTGCCACGCTTGACCTGCTGGACGACCAGTGGGGAACGCTGCA